GTATAGTAAAGACGGTAAGGTATGGTCGGGAGTCGCGAATTCCAAATCGATATTCGATGCCTCTGGTGGCGCAATGGATGTTGCATGGAATGGGCAATTGTTCGTGGCAACGGGTATGAGTTCCAACGGATACGCGGTATCTACAAGTAGAGACGGTATTACGTGGTCTTCGGCAAATACCATTACTACACCGAGTCCGCCGACATCGGTCGTCATTACTCCCGGAAATACCACTCTTTCGGTTGCGTTTTCTATACCCACAAACGATGGCGGTTCTCCCATCACTAATTACCAGTATTCGGTGAATGGCGGAACGACGTTCGTTCCATGTAGCCCGGCACAAACCGTGAGTCCGATTGTCATCACCGGTTTAACCAACGATACTACCTACACGGTAGTAGTGCGCGCAATCAATACCAACGGTGTGGGCAAATCCAGCGTGTCAGTATCGGCTACACCCGTAGTGCCATTTCGCTGGGTTGCTACTGCCGGTTCCAATATAGAACTCTTGAATGGCGACTTAACCGCCCGCCAGAAATTCGGACGTCAGAACTCGGTATTGTCTACCCGCGTCATCGGAACAAACCAAACCGTCATGTATAGTGTGGAAATCACTGGCGAATCGGGTCAACACAACGGTGTGGTTGTCGGGTTTGGTACTACCTCGACGAATGTAAGCGAAGGAAACGGCCAATTCGGTAATTATATTGGCAATGATTCCAACAGTTTCGGATTGGCGGGAGACGGAGTAATGTATTATGGCGGTTCATCGCAATCCTCAGGATTACCTAGTTTCGGAACAGCGGGTGATATCATTGATGTCGCGATATATGAAGGACATGGATGGTGGGTGCGTGTGAATGGTGGATACTGGAACAACAATTCATCGGCAAATCCAGCAACGAATACAGGTGGATTGATTGGTGGAGTGTTGTCATTGTCGGGTTTATATCCGGGAGTAACACCGTTTGGCTATAACGCCGAAGGAGCGATAACGATTCATACGACATCGACGTATACGATTCCAACGGGATATACGTTTTTAAAATGAAATACTGCGTGAAATGAAATACTGCGTGAAATGAAAATACTCTCGAAAAATGTGTGGAGAGGTTGATAAAAACAAACATATTTTGATTTGTTATAAATAAAAATATGATGATGTATGGAGATATATAGTTTATACTCCACATGTAGAAGGTATGCGCCCGACTGATGTAGTGATTTTGAACTCGTTGGTATTTGCGCATTTGTTATGTAACGCGAGTATGTGTTTTGAACTACTAATGGCGCCGGTAGATTCTTCGGGTTTCATAATAACAGCACTATCACAATGGGTAGGTAATTGAACATTCGAGAGTCCGCCACAGGTTTTACCAATAACACTGGGCTTGACTTCTTTGATCGTTGGTGTACAAGGTGTTCCATCCGCGTGTTGCGCCTTTAATGTTTTTTGTTCGATATAATAAATATAATCACCCTGTGTATTCACCCGATGGAATTTATCCACTGTAGTAAATGGTTGGGGACGACGAATCCATCGATATTTCGTATCAATCAAACCTCGGTTATTCAAGGACGACTTTTTCACCACAGTCGGATCTTCCAGACTATTCACACCCGACTGAATGATATGCCCCTGAGGATATTTACCGCAACATCCGCCGTGTCCTTTCGCGACATTCCCCTTCATCGGAGTAGAAGGAAACGAGCGTGAGATGGATGTTTGGCCGATATATCCTTGATTACGGTGGGTTCCACTGAGCGAAAATCCGTTGGGGGTACCTGTACTCACATTTTTGTAAGTTGCCTGACTTTTTCGTTTAAGCGTAATAATCGACATATATAGTATTTGAATATTTTTATGGGTTCGTAAAAATATCAACGATATAATACTCTCGAATATTACGATTATATGACGCAAACAATGGATGATTTATACGATATTGGAATTGTGTAGATTGAATTTCAGTGCGGTTTCGCCGGGCATCGTATACGCTTTTGGCCCGACGACACGTAAGATTTCGTTGGTGTGTAAATATACTGCGTTGGGAATATAGGTGAATCCGTATCCCGCGTTGGAGGCTACGCCATAAACGGTCGAAAACAACCGGGAAGCGTTGGTAGGTGTCCACGTGGTTCCGGCATCTAACCGCCCGTAAGTGATACCCCCTACGCCGCCAAACAATACGAATTGTTGATTCCAGCAAGAACCGTAAATAGTAGATAATCGAGAGTCGATGATCGAACCATTGAATGACGTATCAGTATTTAAATGTGTATTCGAACTCTCGTTTGTCATATATGCTACATTTCCCGAAACATCGGTCAAGAAGAAATGTGTGCCGTCGAAACAAACACTTGTAATTGGCGAATGTACAAGTCCATATAACCGCGAATTCACATATTCTCCACCATTCACGGGGGCGACGTTGAGTGAATTCAGTGACAAATCTGCTAAAGTGTAATCTCTAGTGACAAACGGAAACAGAACGTTGTTTTTGAGCGCAATGGGTTTTTCGCGGATGGGAATGGTGGTGGTATGTGCGTTTTCAATAAACAAATCCAAATCCGCGATTTTCGCGTCGGTATTTCCAAACGTGCGTATGACGACTAGACGGTAATGCGTATAGGTTGTGTTGTTGGAAAATAGGTTGATTGGTAATACTATTCGAGAGTATTTCCAGGTATTGTTTGGTGGAAGGGCAGTTTCGAAACCAAACGAGTGAATTTCCGACCAACTACTCCCGTTATTGGATCCCAATAGTATCCATTCTCTCGGTATAGCGTTGGTGGATGTATCTGTCGAAAACGCAATGGTATAATATTTTATCACTTGTGCGGTTGGTATCGAGAGTTGAATCCATTCACCCAACGCGGTGTTGGCGGAATCATACGTAGTTGTGGTTCCTCCAGAATAGACTCCCGAATTATTGGTATATGATCCGCTTGTGGTATACCATTCCGTATTTGTCGTATGATCGAATGCCAAATGTGGTGTGGTTCCATTCGATTGTGTTGCTGAAAATCCCGACAATACCGAAGAAGTGAAATACCCGGATTCCCAAAACACACTCGACATATCACTTACGATGGCGTTTTTTTCGGGAGTAGTTGTCCATGTAATACCGTTTTGCGAACACGCGCTCGTATTTCCCCCAGAACCATAGGCCAACCATGTGCGTCCCGTCCAAGTGATGGCGGATGCTCGCGTTGTAAATACATTGGCCGAATTCGGTATGGCTTCCCAATGAATTCCATCAGTAGATGTCGCGAGAGTCGTCGTCGCGCCTTCCCCTACGGCTATAAATCGACTACCATTCCAAGCGACGTCGTATCCTTCTGTCATCAAGGTCGCGTTTCTGCCCGTCCAAATCAACCCGTCATAACTAGTCGCAACCCAATTCCGGCCTTTTCCGACGGCAACCCAGACGCGTCCGTTCCATACGGCGCGGTTGGCGCGTTCAGTAAATACATTGGAACCGAGACCAGTCCAGAAGATACCATCGGCACTATACGCTAATGTATTGATACCTTCTCCGGTCGCGATGGAGAGTGGTTGTATATTTGCTACGGCTTCATTCGAGGTGTTTTGTGTGAACTGTCGGACGACGGACATGGACAAATCTTGTATAGCGGAAAAGGAATCCCACGAAACGCCATCAACGCTTTTCAAATAGGTATTTCCACTGGTTTCTTGTAAGAAAAACATGTCGTTGTATAATGGTGTTGGTGTAATACTCTCGGAATATTCGATTCTCCAATCGATTCCATTGGCACTTGTGGCAAGTGTATATGACGGGTCTTCTCCAAATGCCGACCAATATGTGCCATTCCATTCAATCGTATGTGTATTTCCCGAAAACATTCCCGAAACAGACGTCCATGTCTTCCCGTCGCGACTATACGCAATCGACCCATTCGTGGTCGGCACACCTCCAGCAACCCATATTTCGCCGTTCCATCCCACACATTTCCCCTCGACTATTCCCGGTATATTTCCGCTCAACCAAAACACACCGTCTACACTGTAAGCGACGGTTGTGCCTTGTCCGACAGCAACAAATAGGTTTTGTTCTTTGGACCACGCGACGCCGGAAGCGCGTTCCGAAAAAATATATTTGCCTCTTCCGATCCATTCATCGCCGTCGTTGCTGGTCGCAATGGTATTCCCGCCTTCCCCTACGGCTACCCAAACGCGTCCATTCCAAACGGCGTGATTGGCCGAAACGGAGAATACTCCCGAAGAATTCACGGAAGAATGCCATGTATTGGTTTTATCCAAACTATACGCGATTTTGTTGGTATCTATCGAGAGTCCACCCAAAGCTAAATCGACGGTGTGTGGGAACATAATGGTATTGCGATACTCTAGATTGGTTTCTACATCGCGCAATTGAACCCCGTTTGCGGTTTTGGTGATGGAATAATGGATTCCGTCTGGACTGGTAATGACGACATTTCCTTGTGTAGTGGATAGATTGCCGGTAATAAGCATCCGATCGCCGACCCATTTTGCGCCAAACGCACTATTTGCCGATAACACGGATACTGGAACATCGGCAGTTTCCCATAGAACACCATCATAACTGTATTTATAACTCGTATTTCCGCTGGAATCGTTGTGTGTTAGAATAAACACACTTCCATTCCAATCGATGGAAACTCGGTTTGACATTTGTATTTGTATAAAATACGGTGTGATATTTTATGGGATATCTTCGTTGGGTTATTCATAAAATTGATTTTCTTTTTGGAATATATAAATACCAGTAACAAAAACAAACCAATCAATACATTAATACAAAATCCCAAATTGTGAATAAATCATATAAACGTATATGATTTATTTTTATACGATGTCTGCCGAATATACGATGAACCAAACAACCGAAAATGACACTGTCGAAAAAAGCGTATATCGTGCGGAAATTCCTTTGGTACAACTAAAGGAAATGTATGTGGATTCCCTTTCACCCAAAGAGAAAAAAGCCTATTTGATTGCTCGGGACCATCTCGGTATGTCGTTTACTCTCGAAAAAAGTGTCGGATTTTTACAATGGAAAAAATCATTACATCAATAAATTGTGAAGAACTCCGGACGCAACGCGGAAGGAGTTCTAGCTATTTACGGAGTCCTCTGGTCGTAGTAAATTCTCACCGGAAATTCGTTTGTAATCCGCATAGGATAATCGTGGTTTGGGTAATAGTGCAGATTCGACAGTAGGTGCGCGTTTTATAACGGGTTTTTGGGTAAACGAA